CTGATACAACTATGGCTGGTTCTAGAGTTGCAAAGGAATTTTCTAAAGTTAAGATTAAAACAGGTCATTTCGTTGTAGAGGCAATTGGTGATATTGATTTACCTAGAGAGTATGCTATTAATCTACAAGGTAATGAAGGACCCATTGGAATTAAAACTCTACATGATAATGATGCAGGAAATATTCATATAGCGTCTGGTTGGGATATGGAACTCTTTTCATGGAGACATCAATATCGTACGGCGGGAAAAATATCGAATCCATCAAATATTTACGATTATGCAATTGATAATATTTTCATAGAGGCCGAAGCTGCTAATATTGAGATTACAGTTCCAGCTGGTTATCTCCATGCAACAGTAATGAAAGAAATAGACCTAAAGAGTTGTACCGAAGATATTAGATTGCAGTCGGTTGCTAAGGACATTAATCTAAAGGCAAAACTTAATGTTTTAGTTGAAGCAACAGATGAGGATATTGATCTTACTGCTGCTCTGAATATAAATGGAAAGGCTGGTGTGGATATTACTCTAGATGCTGCTGATGATCTTATGGTTTATGCAGGCGATGAGATTAGAATGAGATCGGTTGGTGATATGCTACTTTCTTCCATAGATAATATTAAAATTGATGCCGAAGATAATCTGCATCTTAAAGCTGATTTAGATGTTTATATAGAGGCAGTGGGACAAAGTATTCATCAACTTGCTGGTGAAATGATACTAATTACTGCAATGGATTATGTTGATATCTATGCATCCATTATTAATCTTGAGGCAGCTGCAATTAATTTAAATGGCGTATCAGCTCGGGCAACGGCTGCATCTAATGCTTTTGGTCCTGCGGTACAGACCCCCACATTACCAGATGATGCAATATCTTCTATAATGAGTGATAAGGCTTTTATTCTAGATACTTTGGAATTGTTGTCTATTGACTTACCGAATCCAAGACCAGCAGTAGGTACATCTATAAGTCAGTTGGCTCTTAATAAGATGGATCAGGGTGCGGGAACTGGTGGTGAGAATATTCGTAACCTGCATGATGGTATTGCAGATATGGAAAAAGGTTTAAGTGCTTATGTGACCAAAACATATCCAGCAACAAGTGGTATGAAAGTATATGAAATGGATCAAAGTGCAGCTTATTGGACAGGTGAACATCAGTCGGTCGTGCAAGATCCGTGGAATGGAGAAACAGGCAAACCGTTTGACGTTGTACCATTAGGCCCGGAAAGAAATATACGATATAAACCAGTAGTACCACCATGTTAAGGAGAAATTATGCCAGAAATTCATAGACACGGAGATAGTAGGGCTTGTGGAGCTACTACAGTAGTAACAGGACAAAGTACTGTTTATGCTGATGGTAAATTGGTTGCTGTTGATGGAGATGCTAATACTGATGGTAATGGTAATTTGGTTGCAGCTTCTAATAATGTTTATATTGGTGGTAAAAGAGTAGTAATAAATGGAAACTCTGCGGGCCCGGATGGTTTATGCATACCTATTGGAGCAGCTCATTGTGCTCCTAATGCCTCATCTGGATCATCAACAGTTTCCGTTGGAAGTTAATTTTATATAAAGGAGAAAAAAGATGTTAAGTTTGTTAATTGAAAAAATAAAAGATAGAGATTTAAGTCTAGGTATGATACTCATTATTATTGCAGTATTGGTATGGATAATTCCAGTTAAGCTGGTATTGTCAATTTTAGGAATTTATGGTTTGATACAAATCTTCTGGAAGAAGGAAGAGAAAGTAGAGGAAATACATCAACACCATCACCATCATAATAATGGTCAAAAAAAGAAAGTGACAAGGAAGAAGAATGGCTAAAAAAATATATCTCGCAACTTCTAGACAAGACGCCGTAAAAAAGAGAACTTCTATTGGAGATTCTGTAAGATCACGTCCTAAGAATAAAAACAAAAAACGAAACTGGAAGAAGTATAAAGGTCAAGGCAAATAGATAAATATTACATATGCCAGCAACACAATACACAGGATTTACAGACGCTGAATCTGTAAACAATAGTAAACAAAGTACCTTCATTTATAAGGACTTAAATTTATACTTTACTCGTAATCCGGTTACAAGTGATGTATCTACGGTTACGGACGTGCAAGATATTAAACGTGCCGTCCGTAATATCGTATTACTTAATCCTGGAGAAAAACCATTTCATCCAGAGATTGGTACTGGTATAAGAGGTGCTTTGTTTGAGAATTTTACTCCTCCAATCTTACAAGCAATGCGAGATAGAATTGAGGCAGTGGTCAGACGTTACGAACCTAGGGTTACGGTTCAATCTGTAAGTTTTGGAGATCCTGATTCTCAAAGAATGGACAATAACGAATTAAGATGTCAAATATCTTTTGTCATCAATAATGCTCCACAGATTATAGAAGAAGTGGATCTAATGCTACAGAGAGTACGATAATGGCCGCAGGAATTAATACAAAAGGTAAAATGAGTATTACTGAATTAGACTTTGACCAGATCAAGTCTAATATGAAAACTTATCTAAAAGGTCAGTCGCAATTTACTGATTATGACTTTGAAGGTTCGGGAATCAATATATTACTAGACACTCTAGCTTACAACACACATTACAATGCCTTCTTAGCTAATATGTTAGCTAATGAGATGTTTTTAGACACCGCCCAAAAACGTAATTCAGTTGCTTCTCATGCAAAGGCTTTAGGTTATACACCAGTATCAATCAGGTCGCCGATTGCTTATTTGAAGGTTCAAGTTAATAATGCATCGACGGCTAATATTACTATGCCGGAAGGTTATAGTTTTAATACTTCTATTCAAGGTGTAACCTATCAGTTTGTGAATACTACAGAAAGGATTATTCAATCAGCTTCGGGAATTTATGTTTTCGGTGCGACCAGTGGTATTCCTGTATATGAAGGTACATGGACTACATCTAGATTTACGGTCAACCTTTCTAATGCTGATCAAAGATTTATTGTACCTAATGCTGGTGTAGATATTTCAACTCTTAAAGTACAAGTACAGAATAGTGTATCAGATTCAACTACAGCAACTTATACTGCGGCATCTTCACTTGTTGATATTACAGCCACAACTCAAGCATATTTTATACAAGAAACAGTTGATGGTGAATGGCAAGTTTATTTTGGTGATGGTGTAGTCGGTAAATCACTGATAGACGGTAATATCGTTATACTCAAATATGTTATTACTAACGGTATTGATGCTAATGGTGCAGTATCCTTTACTGCCAATGCTGGTATCTCAGGTTTTGCAGATATTACTACTACAACAATGACGGCTGCGGCCGGTGGTGCTGATGCAGAAACTATAGAGTCTATGAAATATAATGCTCCATTTAGTTATGCGGCACAAAACAGAACAGTAACAGCAAAAGACTATGCGGCTATTATACCAACCATATATCCTAATGTAGAATCTATTGCAGTATGGGGTGGGGAATATAATAACCCTGCGGTGTATGGTAAGGTGTATATTAGTATTCGGCCTAAGGCAGGTAACACATTAACAGAGTCAACAAAAACAACTATTGTTAATTCATTAGAAGATTATAATGTTGCATCTATCACACCAGTTATACTTGACCCAGAGACTACTAAAATCGTTCCTACGGTCAATTTTAAGTATAACAATACACTGACAGATAAAACAAAAGAAAGCCTCGCAGCGCTCGTCACAACCGCAATCACGACATGGTCCGATGATAACTTAGAGAAGCATGAAGCTATCTTTAGGTATTCAAAATTCACTACTATGATTGATGAGGTAGACCCATCTATATTGTCAAACATTACTACAATCAAGATGAGTAAAACATTTTTACCGACACTCGCAGTAGCCTCAAAGTATACAATTACTTTTGAGAATGCTCTTTACAATCCTCATAGTGGTCATGCCGCATCAACAGCAGGCACAACTGCTGGTGGTATTTTATCATCTACTGGTTTTAAATATTCTGATGATACTGTAAATGTTTATTATTATGAAGATGATGGTGCTGGTTTAATAAAGGCTTATTATGTTTCTGGTACAAGTAAAGTATATAAGGCAGCTGCCGTCGGAACCATAACCTATACAACAACAGGAACGGTTACAGGTGGAACTCTCGTTTTAACTAAAGAAGATATTGCATCTGTAGAAAATTATGATGGTGCGACACAAACTTATATTAAGCTTACAGTACAACCAAGTTCTAATGATCTCGTACCTGTAAGAAATCAAGTATTAGAAATTGATACTTATAATATGTCAGTTACTGGAGCAGCTGATACTGTTGCCGCTGGTGCATCTGATGGAGGAACTCAGTACTCCACAACAAGTTCTTATAATTAAAAAATGGCAACAATAACCAGTAAAGTTTCTATCCAGGTAGCTGATCAGCAACCTGAGTTTATACAAGCCGATCATCCGGACTTTCTTTCATTTCTCAAGGGTTACTATGAGTTTATGGAGTCTGCCGAGCTCAAATTAAAAACATTGGGTTCAGTTGATTCTATTTTATATGAAGAAGGGGATACCACCTATATCACATTAGAGAATGAAAATAGATATAGAGATTC